CTGGACAATTACAGCTATGCGGGACAAGGAAAGCACCTGTCAGCATGCAGGAGCAGGGCTTGGAGGTACAGGCATACAGGCAATCCTCCGGGAAGGCCCCGGAAGCACTTCCCGATAAGGACGCCTGAGAGGCAGGGGGATATCGAAGAAGAGCGACGGGAGCATCTTGAGGCTGTGTTCGAATGAAGGGGCTGCAGGAGGAGAAGACGCCTCCTGAAGGCCTTGAAACCCCTTACCTCTGTCATATGACGGACAGCCTTTGCAAACGCTTTATAAGCATGGCAATCAATCCGACCCGCATGAAAGGCAATACCAACGCGGCCGTTTTCAGCCCCGATGCCTTCATCGATGCATCCTATGAAGATGACACGCTGAAGCTGACCCGTCGCAACGGGACCTCGAAGAGCATTGAGATAGCAGGCGGAGTGCAGTTCACCCTGAAGGTGACCTACTCCGGCGCACCCGACCTGTCGGGCATCACCGTCACCGCCACGCCCCAGACGGGCACCGCAGGCAACCCTGTCGTGGGAACCACGGGTTCCGACGGCGTGGCGTATCTGGTCGTCAAGCAGAACGGGACGTACAAGATCACCTCCTCGAAGGCAGGGTACACGTTCGCCTCGACCCCGACCGTCACCTGCACGTCGCTGACCACCGAGGCGAGCGTCTCCTGCTACGTGCCCGGAACCGTCACCGTCACCGTGAGCGACGAGAAGGGCTCCGCAGCAGGCAGGACGGTCACTGCGACCGCATCGGGACAGACAACGCAGACCAAGACGGTGGCGACGGGACAGACGGCCGTGACGTTCTCTCTGCCTGCAGGCTCGTGGACGTTCAAGACGGACTATCCGTCGGGAGCCACGGGCGGAGAGTCGAAGACGCTGACCGTCGAGAACAACAAGTCCTACTCTGTGACGCTGAAGGTCGTCTACAACATCGTCTACGGCTTCAGCATCGCCGTCGGCACCGCAGACCCCGATGCGAGGGTGACATACCCTCAGACCGTCTTCGGGCAGACGAATGCCGCCTATGGGAAGACGCCATGCACCAATACGAGCAATTCGTTCAAGATCAACGGGTTCGCCGATTGCGAACTCATCAGCGGAATCAAGAGGCAGACATATTCGGGCGGAAAATGGACGGATGTAAGCGATAAGCGCAAGGCGGTCGCAGGCTCTGCATCCAATGAGGTATACACCTATATTCCGACATGGTACATGAAGATGACCAACGACGGAACGAACATCATCTGTGCATTCTCCATGGAGCAGATAGATTCCACATGGAAGGACTATGCAGGCTCGGTGGGATCCAACCATGTCGGTCACTTCAGGGTGGGTTGTTATGCGTGCAAGAGCGATTTCAAGAGCTACACGGGTTCGCCGAAGGTGAATACGAGCATCACCAACTTCATCGCAGGATGCAAGAAGCTGGGGACGGGCTACGATATCATGACCTGGTATCAGTGGACGTATCTCGCGGCACTCGCTGTGTTGCTCTACAAATCCACTGACCTGCAGGCGGCCATGGCGTCGGGATACGTGTCCGGTTCGAGCGTGCAGAGCGAAACGGCGCTGACGTTCACCAACGACTACGGGATGGCAGGCATCTCCGGGAACACGGGCACGACACAGATGGCATTCTTCTGGATCCAGAACCTCTGGGGTAATATATTTCAGTTCGTCGGAGGCGCGAAGACGAACAGTTCCTACAAGCTCATGACGCAGACCTCCTACTCATCAGTGACCGAGAGCGAATTCACCAAGGTTACTCCCGAAGTCGGCGTGTCCTTAAGTGGAGGATACATAACCAAGGTCGCAGGAACCACCGACGCGGGGTTCTTCCCTACGGCGATTTCGGGTTCGGGAACGACCTACTTCGCCGATAATGGCTATGTCGCCTCTTCGTATTTCCCGTATGTGGGTGGCGGCTCCGGCAGCGACGACCGTGCTGGCCCTTTCTATGCGGACTTCGGCTATAGTGCTTCGGAGGCTCATTCGAGCATCGGGTCGCGCCTCTCCTACCGTCTTTGACCAAAGTACCGGAACCGCAGGGCTGAGCCGGAGGCGAAGCCCGACAAACAGGGGCGCAAGCCCCGCCTTCCTGCGCGATTTTCTTCCGTACGTTCCATGCTACGAAAGCTATATATAGGGTAATGCTATCAGGAGATTTGCGAAGGGGAAAGCCTTCGCAGGCACCATAGTGGACCGCGCTATCGAGGAACCTACGAAAGGTCAACCGTTCGCCGATAATGGCAATGTCAACTCTTCGAATTTCCCGAATGTAGGTGGCAACTACAACAACGACGACAATGCTGGCCCTTTCAATGCGAACTTCAACTATAGTGCTTCGGAGACTAATTCGAACATCGGGTCGCGCCACTCCCAATATCACGCTCCACCCCTGCAAGTGGGGATGGGGAAATCTATGGGGCCTCAGCTCTTGCTGAAAAACAACAGCCGGACGAACCGTGGTGCCGGCACTCGCGCACATGCGGCCTTGGTACTCCCGGAAGGGCGAAGGAAGAGGACGTCGCGCGAACAGTGGAGAGAAAAGGATGAAGAGAACAGGACAGATAGACGGACGCCCTCTGTATGAGTGCATCCTAGACAAGCAGAATCTTCTGGAAGCGATTGACAATGCCGCGAAAGACCATGCGCACGATCCGCAAGTCATATAGATGAAGGAGAACAAAGAAGAGTGCGCATACTATATCTGGCAGGAGCTGTGCACAGGGAAGTTCCACTTCTCCAGATTCCGTTCCCGCGACATATTCGAGAGGGGAAAGAAAAGACATCTGTGCTATACGGTGACATTTCCTGACAGAGTCGTCCAGCATGCCGTCCTTCAGATTGTCGGCCCTATCCTTCTCGGAACGAGCATCCGCGATTCATACGCGGCACAGAAAGGCAAGGGGACGCATATGTGCTCCATGCAGGTCCGCAAGGATATCTATGCAGACCCCGAAGGCACGAAGTATTATCTCAAGGAAGATATCAGGAAATATTTCGACAATATCTCTCGTCCGGTTCTGTTCGATTTGATCAAACGCAAGATAAAGGATCGCCCCACGCTCGAAATTATCCATGAATTCATATTCGGAGCGCCTGGACGCAGGGGGCTCCCCATCGGAATGTATTCAAGTCAGATTTTCTCTTCTTTCATGCTGACCTATTTCGATCATTGGGTCAAGGAGAAGCTTCACGCGAAGTACTACTATCGCTACATGGACGATATGGTCTTCCTGTCCTCAGACAAATCCTTCCTTCATCGCATCCACAAATTCATCGAACGGGAACTCCGCGACAGATATGAATTGAATCTCAAGCGCGGATGGCGCATCGCGCCTATCGCAACAGGATTGGATTTCGTAGGATATGTTCATTTTCCCGGGCATGTGGCACTGAGGAAAAGGAACAAGATATCTTACAAGCGCGTATGCAGAGAAATTATAAGACGCTTCAAGGAAGGATTGGAGATTCCATACTCTATGCTGGCTTCCGCCCGCTCCTACGACGGCATGGCATCATGGTGCGATTCAGTCAGGCTAAGATTTTTGAACTTCGGACGTGTTCTACGGACGATTGCATATGATTCATCATGGAATCGTCAAGGGAACACAGGCTGTCAAGCCCGAGTGCATCGAGATCAACGGCGACACCGTCTACATCCGCGGAGACATCGTCCGCAAGTCCGAGACCGAGGACGATAGGACGATGGAGTACTGGGAGTACACCGAGGATGTCCTGTCCAAAAGCGAATACGAGAGCATGAAGGCGTGCGCTCCTGCCGTCGGCATCGCCGACGACGAATGGAACGACGGTCTTCAGACCATGGTGAGAACCATCCTCTATGAGAGAACCGACGGAGACCGCGCCAGAGCCGAGAGGAACATCAGGCTCGGCATCGATGTCGAAGCCAACACCGCGAAGCTGAAGGCCATCGACGACTACTGCAAGGCCGTCGAAGCCACCAAGACCGCGGCGGGATATCCTGCCAACGTCCCCGCGTACCCGGAAACCATCTCTTTCTGAACCTGTTCAAGGGGGCCTCCCGGCCCCCTCTTCTCACATCTTCGCGGCCGCTACGGACGGCACCGTGACGGCGTCGTTCGTCTTCGACCAGATGTATATCGCGTTCGTCCCCGACTCCGCCACCGGGCAGAAGTTGCCCGACGACGCCTGCGTCGCGGAGAACGTCACGAACGGCATGTACTCGGACGTCACGCCCTGAAGGGCGATGGTGCCTTTGTACGAGTACCCGCTGATGGACGCATCCGCAGTCCAGGACACCGCGACGCCCTCGGCGGAGATCGCCTTGGTGAAATCCGCATCGGCTTTCTTCAGATATGTGGATGCGGCGTCCGTCTTCGCAAGATAGGTATCGGAGATGACATTGCCGGAGCCGTCCTGTGTCGCCTTGGTCGCCTGTGTCGCCGAATCCGCCGTTTCAGCGGACTTCGCCTTGCCCGCAGTCGAGAGCTTGCCGTTCAGCTGCGCCTGGATGCCTGATGTGACGCCGTCCAGATACCCCAGCTCCGTTGCCGTTATATCGGATGCCGCGATGACTCCGGAGCCGTTGGTGACCAGAGCGCGGGATGCGGTGCCGACGCTCTTCTTCTGGTATGCGGACAGATCCACGGTCCCCCCCAGAGGATCCCAATGACCTGCGACATCGCCGCTGGCGGCGACCCATGCCACATTCGTCCCCGCAGGGTACTTCTTCGACTGGTATGTGAACTCCGCCTCGACGCTGTACACGTCGCCTTCGGAAGGGGATTCGGGAAGAGCGGAGACGCTGGCGACGGAGCCGCAGGGTCTATAGACCTTGGACACGTCGGCCTTCTTCGCATACGCGCTCTCTGCATCCGCCGCCTTCAGATACGTGGTCGAGATGACATTGCCGGAGCCGTCCTGGGATGCTTTCGTCGCCGAATCGGCAGTCTTCGCGGATTCCGCCTTGGCGGTCTTGTCCAGCTTGCCTTCCAGACCGTCGGAGAGGGCCGTCGCGGTCGCATAGTCTCCTTTGGCCTGCTTGCCGTCCAGCTGGGTCTGCACATTGGACTTCACGCCGTTCAGATATCCCAGCTCTGTGCGCGTCACCGGGGAGACGGCGACCTTGCCGTTGGCATTCGAAACAAGTGCACGGGACGCGGCCAGGTCTTCGGTGTCGATGGTGCTCGCCGCACCTCTTATCTTCGTCTGATAGTTCTCCAGACGCGATGCCACGGCTCCGCCCGTCACAGGATTGGAGGAGCCCGCCGTCACGCTGGAATCGACGGTGACGACCTTTCCGACGGCGGTCCATGCGGTGCCGTCGGAGGCGTATATCGTGTGTTTCGAGTATGTTCCTTCCGCGCCCTCGTAGAGCACGGCGCATCCTTTGCAGGAGCCGGCGGAGGGCATGGTCGTCACCACACCCATCAGCCTGCCTGCATTCGCATCGGCGACGCCCTTGATCTGAGCATCCCCGTATATCGGTATGGTTGCAGCCATATATTCACCTAGGTCGGGTGAATCATAGGGTGCGGAGTTTAAAAGAGGTACGGAAAGGGTTTGAGGGGCCGAAGCCCCTGGGTGCATCAGAGAGACACGACGACGGTGTAGGTTCCGGCGATGCCGACCTGATATCCGACCTGCTTGTTGGTGGAGTCGTATTTCATGGCGGCGACGACCACCTGTCCGTCTGCGTTGTACACGGTGATGGCGGACGGGAACTCAGGAATGTCGTTCTTGGCTCCGATGAGGGTCCAGCTGTCTGCAACGGCCATCTCGACGCCAGAGTAGATCTTCTTCCCTGCGGCCCTGGCCTTGGCACTGAAATCAGTGATCTTGGCCGCGGTGAGGTCGGGGATGTCGTCTGCAGCGATGGCGTGACCTGCCGTGACCTGTCCGTCGGAATTGATGGTGACCTTGCAGTATGTTCCCTGCTCGGGGCCTGCGGTGAGCTTGTCGAGCTTCTTGTCCAATGCAGTCTGCGTAGCATCGCTGACAGGGAACTCCGAAGGAGCCTTGTTCTCGACCTTGTCCAGTCCGACATCGGCCTTTCCAAGAGTGATATCGGCGGAAAGAGCCTTCCCGTTGATGGTTCTGGATGTCGGAACGTACCCTCCAACGGTCGTGTCGGTGTACGCTTTGGCATCGCTGATGGCACCCTCTTTGGCGGTCTTGATGTCTTCGGTGACCTTGGCTGTCGTGGCATAATCGGACAGATCGGTGATTCCTGCGAGAGGGTCCCAATATCCTCCTGCTTCGGCGGTCGCATCCTTCACCCACACGACATTGGTACCTGCCGGATAGGTCGGCCCATCATTTTCGACACTAAATGGGGTGGAGACATTATAGACGTATCCTTCGACCTTGCCCTCGGCACCGAGAGCCTTGAGCTCATCGCCAGTGAGGGATCCCTTCGGCACGTATGCTCCGGAGATGGAGGCGGAGATCTTTTCGTTGACTTCGGTCTTCGTATAGGTCTCGGTCTTCTTGTAGTAGTTGGTCAGACCCTCGGTGGCATTGGTGATGTAGCCGGCCTTGTTGATGGTCTCGATGGCCGTCGCATTAGCAGTCGCCGTGTCTCTGACAGTCTTGATGGCGTTATCGACCTCGGTCTTGGTATACACGTCCGCGGAATTCGCTTTCTTCTCGATGTCCTTCTTGTTGTCTGCGACATCCTTGAACAGACCTGTGGCAGGTGTCTCTCCCTTAGCGGCATTTCCGACCTTGGTCTCCAGTGTGGCGACTCTGCCCTGAATGCCCTCGGATGCGGATGCGCCGAGAGTGGTCTTCAGAGAGGTGATATCGACCTCATTGGCCGATGCCTGACTCTCGACGGCCTTGAGGCGTCCTTTGACGGTGTCGGCAGTATCATCGTCGCCGATTGCGGTGTTGATATCAGTGACATCGCTAGCAGCCTTGTCTGCAGTACTCTTGACTTTTGCGATATCCTCGGCATTCTTGGTGATGTTCGAGTTGGCGGTGGAGATGGATGCCGTATTCTCAGAGACGTTCTCTTCCAGCTTGGTGATCTTGGTTGCGAGAGAATCGCCTCCGGTGGAGCCTCCGCCTGTACCGGTCGCTTTTTCAACAACTGCAAGTCTGGTATCCAAGGCCGCCTCTGCAGCGACGGTTCCGACTGCGATCCAATCGGTGCCGTCGCTGTAGTAGTAGCCTTTTTTGACGGTCCCTCCTGCATCGGCGGTGAGATAGACGAACCTTCCGACAGAAGGAGTCGGAAGACTGGCCACGTTCTCTGCGCGGGCGTTCACGATCTGAAGGCCTTTCAGATCCAGATTCGAGATATATTCTTGGCCTCCCATGGTATATCCTCGAATCATCCATGCTCGATGGACTTTTTAAACACGATGGAGAAGAGGTCCGCCCCGAAGGGCGGGAAATGGTTTCAGATTATGTAGAGCTCGCCGTCGAAGGCCAGGTCCGCATAGATCGTTATCACGTTGTCGGTGCAGTGCATCTCTCCGAGGACCATTCCTTCGGAGGTGTATATCTGCGCCCCGACCATCCTGCCCTTGTTGTGCTGATAGGATATCTTGTATCTGCCGTTCTCCTGCTTGAGGTCCGCGGCCTTCCAGCTCTTGGATGCGGTCGCTTTGTACAGGGCGACGGTGCCTGTCCAATGGATGTCCGATGCGATGTGGATGTTGCCGTCGGCCTGGATGATATCGGGTCTGAATTGGCCTGAGCCGTCGCTGAAGCACTGCACGAGGTATCTGTCGCCCGATGCGATCGGGATGTCCAGGGAGGTTCCATTGTACTCCTTCACGACATCCGCCTCGGCGAGGAAGAGCTTTCCGGAAACCGCCTCGGCGAAGTCGATGGTCAGCGGAGAGTATCCGGTGGCGCTATCTTGGATGGCATCGCCCTCGACCTCCTTGCCTTCCGTGTTGTACGCCTTCACGTACAGAGGCTTGCCCGTGTCGTTGTAGACCTGCCACTCCCTGTCAGGGGTTGCGAACTCGATGACCGCGGGATAGCTCTTGACGCCCGACGGCGTGACCGTCCTCGCCTTCACCATGTTGACGATGAGGGCGTTGTTGCCCGGAGGCGACGGGAGCTGGACGCGCATGGTGCTCAGCGTCGGCGCGGACACCATCGTGGGGTAGACGAACTGGTAGCTGCCGTCGTTCCTCATGAAGCTGAAGACGATGTTGCGCGTGTTCATCCTATGCTCTATCGTGTAGACGGTGTCGGAGGTGTTCCCGAACACGCCGATGTATGTGGCAGGCGTGATTCCGACGACCTGCGTGGCCGTGGCTCCGCGCACGACGGACCAGCAGGTCTCGTCGTCCGGGTGATGGTCGTTGTTATCGACGCGGGAGATGTAGAGCGCGTTGTCGTAGACTACGACATCGCCTGTATTGTACAGATACAGGCCGTCCTGGGTGATTCCCTTCCAGACGCTGACTCCCTCGCCGATGTTGGCCTTCTTGTCCAGCTCGCGTGCGATGACCCTGTTCTGGACAGGATTCTTGGACGAATAGGACATCGCGTCGTCCACGGTGGTCGGAGGGACGGTGGCGTCTATCCTGCCGTTCTCGATCTTGATGTTCGTCCCTGCCGTGAGCTTCGGCTGGAGCTTGTCCAGCTCTGCGACCAGCACCCTGTTCTGGACGGGATTGGTCGAGGTGGCGGACATCTTGGAATCCACATCGATGTTCGGGCCGACGTAGGAGATGACGTTGGTGTCGCTGATGGCGATGTTGCTGCCGGGGATGAGCCTGTCCTGCTTCGCTCCGACCGCGGTCGCAAGGTCCTGCGAGGATGCCTTCAGCGCCAGCTCCGCCCTGATGGCGGTGGTCTCGGAATCGATGCGGGCGATGTCCCTGTCGTGCTTCTCGATTATGCCGCCCTCCCCGCTGTCGCCGTTGAGCTGCGTCTCGATGACTCCCACCCTGGCCTCCACGGCCTCGACGTCCGCGGACACGTCCTGCTTGGCGCTGGCGATGGCCGCCGCGGTCGCATCGGACACGGGCATGTTGGCAGGAGACAGGTTCTCCACGTTGCCCAGGCCGACCTGCGCCTTGGTGACGCGGTGCGGGTTCTGCACGTCGTCCTTGTGGGCCGCGAGATCCAGCTCGTCGTCCTTTATGCGGGCGAGGAAGGACGAGGACAGGGAGATGGTGTGGATGGTCGGATTCTCGGCATCGCCGGACGCCACCAGCTCGATGGTGATGTTCTCGTCGCCGGGCCTGAACGTGTCCACGAGATCGTGGACGGGGACGACGATGGGCTCCTCGGCTCCGTCCACTTCGAAGATGAGGGACTTCTTGGACGCGTCGTAGTACGCCTTGGATATCATGCTCTCCAGCGGAAGATCCACATGGCATATCTCCTGGCCGTTGCCGTCGAGAAGGCGCAGATAGTGGGCGCCGGCCTCTCCGTCCAGCCTCTTGACGTACTCCATCCTCTGACCCATCGCGGAAGCCTGCACGAGCGATGCGGGAGCGGCGAGGGCCGCGCCTGCGGTGGCGGAGACCTTCTTGGCGACGAAGCCCTGCTTGGCGCCGTCGTAGACGATGGCATCGCCGTTCCCGACCATGCTCTTGAGCAGCGGGATGCTGTCGACGCCGTTGCCCGTCGGGAGCTGGGATGCCTTGAGCTTCCCGTCGTCGGACAGGGTCGGGACGTTCAGCCACATCTGCTGGAATTCGCCGGAGATGGACTTGAAGTACAGGTCCAGCCCCTGCTCCTCTCCATAGGGGTTGATGTGGGCCTCCTTGGCGACGGGACGGATGACCGCCAGCGACTTCAGGGCCTCCAGAGCCCCTATCACGGTAGGAGCCGTTGCAGGAGTGTACGGCGGCGCCTTGCATCCGCATCCGGGCTTGGGAGGCTTTATGCAGGACGCGCGGAACGCCACGCCGTCCGTCGCGCTGAGGAGGTACTCGGTCACGAGAAGGCCGTCGGGGGTTCCGTTGAAGTTGTCCGCGACCTCCGCCTTGACGAACCAAAGGTTGTACTCCACACGCAGGGACGAGGCCCTGGAGGTTATCTCGTAGGGGATGGGGAAGTCGTATCCGGAGAACACGGGCGAGGAATCGGGGCCGTAGACGTAGGGGTTCCCGACCTCGTCGTATACCGCGAACACGATGTACGGCACATACCCGTCCGCCTTGAAGTCCCAATCCTCCCCGCCGTCCTGGATCTTGAAATGGATGCGGGTGCTCCCGGAATCGTAGGTCTGTCCCGCGTATCCTTTGCGGTCGCTCGTTATCGAGCGGGTCATCCTGTCGAATGTACGATACAGTTCCATGAGCTTCCATCGTCCGAGGAGTTTATAAAAAGGACGCAATCGCTTATTTCTTCGAGTGCATCTCCTTCGCCCTCTCCCTGCGATAGCATCCGCATGAGCGGGTGTATCCGAAGATGAGGTTGAATGTCTGCACCGTGGTCTCGTTCCCGCAGTCGCAGATGCAGTTCCAGCATACCTTGCGCCCCTGATGGGGCGCCTTCCCCAGGACGAGGAGGCGCCCGTAGCGCTGGCCGACGAGGTCTATGGGGTGGCGGGTCATTCTGAATCCGTGTATCTAAGATCGAATGTTTTAATTTCGATTGACTCGTCACCTGCATCGACATCACGAACATATGCTGCAGAGGTCTTGATGCCCTTAACATCCATACATTTCTCCGCCTTATGCCATTTGTCTGTATATCTGACCCATCCTTTCCAAATATTAGAAACGGATTGAGGGATCTCCTTCTCACCAGTTATATCAAAATATTCCATCAATATCGTTTTACGACATATGCGAGCTCCCTTCATCGAATATAGTGGCATCGAATCCAGCCATTCATCCAGCGCCTGTATACTAGGATCTACATCAGTGGCATCCTTTTGCATCATGCGCGCCAGCTCATTTTCCTTCTTGGACATAGATGGCACTCTGCCCTCCATATACAGATATAATGCTTCAGCCCATATCTGTTCGACATCCTTCTGTGCAGACGGCCACCTATCTCCTATCGGAATAGGCTTCGTGCATCTATCAGGATCACATATGATCGGATAGAATCTTCTTGCTCCAGTCGGATCGGAGAAGACTTCTCCATCATTAGACGTGGCGGCAAGTATGAAATGGCGCGGATAGATCTCATCATGACGCGCATATGCCTTACGAAGCCTATCCTCTGATTTGGATATAAATGCCTTCAGCTCCTCTTGAGACGAACGATTGCGAATCTGAGTCGATTCGCTCATTTCTACAATTACTGCTCCCCTTACAGAATCCAGGAATCTATCCAAACGAGATATATCCGTAGTAGTGGCCGCATACCATTCATTCGAACCTGCCAAGAACCTCAAGGCAGTACCTTTCCCGATTCCTTGAGGTCCGATGAACACCGGTACTATATCGTGCTGACACGGGCGATACATGCGTGCAATGGCTCCGAGAAACCAAGCCTCGGATACTGCCTCCAGATACTCATCCTCTGCGCTATCGCTCACATTTCTGAGCAGAGGCGCAGCAGCCCCCATATAATCAATGAGCGCTCTCCTCAAACGAGGTTTCCCATCCCACTCGTGGGATTCCACCCATTCCTTGAAATGATTGCGACGAGTACGTCTAACCATGATGGTCAGCACCTCATCCATCACCTGCACTGTCGGAAATCTCGAACCCAGATATCCTTTGCATCTGAGAAGCCTCTGGACTTCGAGATGATATTCCGAGACGACCGCATCATTGATCGGAATAAATCCTTCTTCTGGGGCGCCGAGCATCGCCATATCGATCATCTCGCGTTCTTTCAGCACGTCATAGTACAGTTGAGATTTATAATCAGGAAACAGGGTTTCAAACTCTGATGCCAGATCAACGATGGACTTCGGCATCTCTCTATCGACGATATGCTCATCGATCTTTCCTGTAGTCAGACTCACGCCGTTTATATGAACGACCCTCTTGTTGTCCATCTCGATGACCAAACGATGGATCTGAGGTTCCACATCAAAGGATGTCGCATGCTCCAGGTCTGCACGAATTGTCCCTGATTCAAGGATGTGCTCTTTCAATATCCCGTAACTGAATCCATCTAAAATGACGATTCCATTTGCAAGCACTTGCATGCCTGCATCATTCAGTAAGCGGGCAAAGCCCGCGAACGCCTCCGATTGCATAACTCTGCATAATCGGCGCAGATATTTAATCTTTCTTCAATAGAAGGCAGATTTATATATGGCGAATCCTTTTCTTGAATCGGATGTCGGGGTCCTCTGATTGCATACATTCTCCGACATCGTCCTTTTTACACCCTCAACCCGGCGTTAATTCCTGTATGAAAAGAATGTTCGCTACCGATATCGAAAAATTCCGCTACCTTCATGATTTTGACGGTTTTCATCGAATTTTCACATTTTTCCATCAGATTTTTCAACGAGCATGGGAAAACAGTATCGGATGTAGTTAGGCTATAGCGAACCGGCACTACAATCGAAAAACATCATAATTGTGTATTACACATATTAAAATACATTTTGATAGTGCAAATCTGCCTCTTTTTCTATGTACTATATTCTATGGTAGCGGAAGTAGCGTAGTATACAAAAAGATAAAAAAAATAGGGGTGTATATGAAAAAATAAACTATATGGGGATCTGCGAAAAACCCGCTACTCCGCTATTTCCGCTACCGTTCCTGCTTCGAGGATCCCTCCTGATGAAAGCATTATATAGGCTCGATGCCATGTCCTATCCGGCAGGGATGAGTTCGTATTACTCATGGTATCGACCCTGCCAGTATTCCTTGTCCGGCGCCGCCCGCCTTCTCCGAAAACCATTCATATCCCCTCCGCCATCCCTGTTCCGGACACGGGGCTTTAGGGTGTTTCACTCCGTGTCCCGCCTGTTGCAGGAAACCGTTTAAGTCCCGCATCCTTTCCGGTACACGGGCGCCGGGCCATTCGAGCATTCCCATCAACGCCGGCGCCCCCTGTCCCCTGCCTTGATATACCTCCGCATCCATCCTCATCCGACCCGCGCATGCTCCCGGCTCCGCACCCATGAGGTCCCTAAGCGTCCGGGAGCCTCTGCAGCACTCCGAAGCGCAACCTATATATCTTCGACCTGCGATGGAGGTTCTGCGGTCATATCTCCGCCGCATCCGGCGGGAGGGTCTTTGTCCTATTCGCCCTCCCGCCCCACCAATATATACCTCCAAGCGCATCCTCTTCTCATGCAGCTCAGACATATCGCATTGCTCGCATCCCTTCTCGCCCTCGTGCTGGCGACGGTACCGGTTATGGCGGAGGATGGGGATGCGGCGGAGGAAGGTGTCGGTTCGGAAGCGGACCGCCCGTCTCTTATCGAACTGACATTCTATTCGAAAGACAAGATCCTGCTCGTTTACGGGTTATCAGAAGATTCTGATGGAAGCTATATCATAAGCCCTTATTCTGTGTCGCGCCCTCCATCATCCACAGGATGGCAGTGCAGCAACGGCGATTTCTTCACTCATGAGGAATTGTACAAGCACGACTTCATCGAGGAGGTCGAGCAGGGATACACGGAGTTGAGATTCGACGCCGTGTTCGAGACCGCGCCTCCCGCAGGCGGGGACGGAGAGGGGATCGAGCTTTCGCTCGAAGGCATCCTGACCCCTGTTCTCATCGCGTTCGGCGCCGTCCTCATCGGATGCGCGGCCGTGTACCTGCTCGCCAGGCGCGTTCACTGATTGCCCAGATTGGACATTATCCTGCTGGTGTTCGATGACAGGTCCATCGACGCCAGCACACCCCAGGTGTATTCGGTGGTGCATTCCGGGTACGAGCGCTCGTACGTCTTCAGAGCGAGCTTCTGATTCTTCGGACTGCCCGTTATCTCGGAATCGCTGTCCACATACAGCTCGTTCACGCCGTCGCTGAAGCTCAGGGCGACCGATGCGGGCTCGAAGTACGGCGCCCACATCCCCATCGACCCCGAATCGTGCAGCTCGCGCATCTTGAATATCACGGTCTGCTGAGGCTCGGACACGTAGTCGAGATAGTTCCTGGCGAATCTGCCCGCCTGATCGAACCATACCGTCTCTCCGTCGGGAACCTCCGGCGTCTCGCCCGTCCCTTCTCCTTCCCCTGTTCCTTCTCCTTCCCCTGTTCCTTCTCCTTCCCCTGTTCCTTCTCCGGTCTTTTCGCCTTTCCATTGGATGTCGTCCGAGTCGGAACTCTGCTTCAGGGAGGTCAATGTGAACGACCCTCCATCCTTTTCCACGTAAAGGCCCTTGCTAGCCTCGTCAACGAACGTTTGTTCATTGGAGGTATAGACTATCGAACCACTGTTGTTCTTCTCATAACGGCCGTCTTTGACGCTAGGAACGGAACATCTTATCTTCACAACGTTTGCAACCGTATCCGTCCCCTCGTCTCCGAGGTCCACATCCCCGACCACTGCAGCCCCGTATTTCGACGACGAGGACGGGTAGAGGTCGATGTCCTCCGGATGGAGCAGGCTCGACGACCTGCGGTAATCGACGACGTACGCCTTGTCGTTGGCGAAGAACACCCTCGCCCCGCATATCATCGCCGCGACCTGGAGGATGAACCAGATGTTGGTTCCGGCAGGGAATGCCAGCTCCATCTCCTCATCCACATATTCCGTTTCGCCCTTCCTTCCCGAGGGGATGCTGAAATCGCTTACGAGCGAATCGCCTTTGAATGCCTGGCAGAAATCACCAGAAGTCAATATACGCGTGATCCATCTATCTGCCGTATAGCTTGAATTTCTTTGCAGCACGGCCCCTCTGATGCGCTCCGCGTCGCAGTAGGCGGTGAGCGTCAGGGTGTTCTTGGAGAGCTTGACCTTCGTCAGCGTCATCGTCGAGGTGCCTGCGAGCGAGATTATGAGCTTGTTCCTGCCCGCCTTGAGCCTGCACTCCTTCTCGCTCAGCAGGGACGGGTATGCGCGGGAGAACGCCTTCCTGGGGATGGTTATCTGCGCATACTCGAACGGAGCCTCCGGGCCCGCCGTGATGGTGCATGAATCGACCAGATTGATATCGCTGCCTTCGCCGTCGCCCATGCGCATCAGGAGGACGCTGTTGGAGCCGTTCTCGTCGCTGATGGTGATGGAGAAGTCCTTCCTGCTGTAGCCCTCCGTATCGGGCGTTCCGGACCGGATATACATGGAGCCGACATGGAACTCGAAGCTCCCCTGAAGGGACTCGGGACGGCCCTTGACCGCCCTGATGCTCAGATTCTTGATGTATCCCGTTTCGGACGAGCTCCCGTCCCTGCCCCTCAGCGGGGCGATGTAGGGGTTGTCGGACGCGGGGACGTAGCTGAGACGGTATCCGTCCGTCCTCGCCTGCCAGCGGTCCAGCGACTCCATCAGCGCCTCCGTCCAATCGGCGTTGGACCAGCGCGCGGTATCGTGCGAGGACGAGCTGGGGGACGAGGGCTGCTTGCGGGTGAAGGATACGGTTATCGTCTTGTACGTCCTCGATTCCAGCGGGAACGCGGCCTGCTTCGGCTTCGTCACTATCGGCGTTACCGAGCAGCTCTTCTGGAACTGCTCGGAGATGTTCGTCACCGTGCCGAAGTCGAACGTATATCCTGTGGACGGGTCCTCAAGGCGCAGCCTGCCTGCCTCGTCGGTCATCCGCTCACCTTGAAGAACGCAAGGATGACCGCCCCGTCGCCGCCATAGCCTGCTCTTTCCTTATCGACCAGATACGACTCTGCACGGCCCGAACCGCCTCCTCCACCGACCTTTCCGCTGTATGCGCGAACCTGCGGGTCTGCTTCATCGGCACCGTCTCCGCCGATCGATTCGTAATATCCCGATGCAGGGTAGCGCGTGCCGTCCTCTGCGATGAACGCATAGCGGAATGCGGCGGCTCCGCCCCCTCCGCCCCCGTATCTCAATACATTCGCAAGACCCGAAGGGGATGAAGCCGTGCCTCTGGTTCCCTTCTTGCCTCTGTTCTCCTTCACATTGGGCGCTTCGTATCCTCCGTCCTGCTCGTACGAGCCTCCTGCGACATACTCCTCTCCGCCTTTTCCTGCGCTGCCCATATTCTTCGTGCCTCCGCCTCCGGAACCGCCCTCGGCGGTGCAGATGTTGTATCTGCATTTCACGACGGTCTTCCCGCCGTTCTTCCCATCCCCTCCGTCTCCTGCGCTGAGTGCTCCGCGGCTCGCTCCGCATTCGCCTCCTGCACCGATGGTCACGGATATGATGTCGCCTGCCGATACCCCCCACGATGCAGTGGAGGTCTGTCCGGCTCCGCCTGCCCCGCCCGGAGCCATCACGTATTCCTGATTTCCGAGTTCGATGAAGCGTGCGCTTCCGCCTGCCCCTCCTCCGCCTCCGACTGCGTAGACGGATACGTGATCGACTCCTGACGGAACCGTCACCGTCTCATCGGATGTGATGTACTGTACGCTCGATGCCTTCCTCCATCTCGCCGTGAGGGTCATCTCGGTCTGATATGTGTATGTCGAGCCTACAGGGACGTATGCGCCGTTCGAGACCTCCCACCCTATGAATACTGCGCCGCCCATGATGTCCGCCCATTCATCGGGCAGAGGCACCGACTGCGGGTATCCCTTCAGCACCGACACGGTCGTCGTTTCGGTCTTCTTATCGAAGGTCTCCGTCACCAGCGTGAGCGTCACCCTCTCCGCCTCGGAGCTCGTCATCTTCATGTTGCCGAATTGGAGCGGAAGGCTGAAGGTCATCTTCTGCACCGAATAGCTCACACCCAGCGCGCCCACGAGGAACACATTGCCCGATATGGGCGCCATTAGCGACGCATCGGCAGGAGTGAACACCATCGTGCATCCTCCCGTCTGCTCCCCTTTGCTGTCCAATCCGAAGTTCTGCCATCTGTCGAAGAGGTCCTCCAGATGCCTGTACCACTTGCCGTTGGACCAATCATCAGGATCCGACGACATGTCGCTATAGGGGAAAGGATTCACCCTCTCGCACTTGAATGTCACCTTCTCCGTCGCGCCCAGGTCCATGCAGAAGTTGTTCCTGCACCCGTAGATGATGGTCCCCATCTCGGTGAGATTGACATTCACGTTCCTCTCGATATCGACCACGAGAGGCATCCTCAGCGTCTCCTTCACCGCAGCCAGTCCTGCACGCGCAGGATAGTTGAACGACAGCATCAGGTCTCCGACGCCCTCCATCGGAACGACCCCCTGATGCGCGACTGGGACACCTGCTCGTTGACCGTATCCCTGATGATGGTCTTCAGCTCCGAATCGGTGTATCCGTACACATTGATCGTCGTGCTCCCTCCGACGCTCCCCATCCTGTCCTCGGGGATGACGTATTCGCCTTTCCCGCCTTCTCCGAGCACTCTGAGCGAGCCTCCGGCCTTGGCGGGCACATATCCCCCGTCGGCCATTCCCAGCCCTGTCAGAGTGCCGTACGATGTGGCGCCCGCGGCCAATGCGGCAATGGCCGCGACGGCGACCATCGTGCCCGCCCCCAGGTCCTTGAATATGCCCATCGCGTTTATCGCCATCTCCGCGGCCTTCATCGCTATCCATAGCGATATGAACTCCTTCAGATGGCTCAGGATGACGGTGGTGGCGGTGAGGATGGTGTTCAGCACGCCTATCGCGGGCCCCTCGATGAATGCGCCTATAGTCTGGAGCATCGTGCCGATGCCCCCCACGAGGCCGCCCTGGTCTTCGAGGAGCTCGCCGATGTTCGTGAAGTATTCTCCGAAGAGCTTGACGCCGTAGTCGATAGCGTATGCGAACATCTCGCCCAGCGTCTTCCCCTCGAACGCATCCCACATGTCCACGACCTTGTCCAGAAGGTCCACCGTGGCAGGGATGAGGACTTCGGCCAGCTTGTTGCCCAGAGGCATGAAGAACAGGGTCATGGCGAGGTTGAACAGCTGCTCGATGGTCTGAAGGAGAGGCGATGCCGACTTCAGCCTGCCGTAGATGTCCTCGACGATGCCGAATCCCTTGGTAAGAGAGGTGGAAACGGCCTTCTCGGCCTGGTTCACGCCCTTGGTTATGAGCTTCTTCTGGTTGTTCTCATCCTTGATGTAGTCCTTGAACTGGTCACGCAGGCTCTCGCGGGCCTCGTTGGCCTCTCTCTCGGTCTGCTTGTTGTCGGCATACTTTCCTGGCGTATAGGGCTTCCCGCCCGAAATGATATCGAAAGGCTCGCTGATGACCTGCTCCAGCGCCTTCCTCAGCTTCTCCAGGTCTTCGGGGGACAGCTCGAATCCCAGTCTGATCTTGATTCCTTCTTCAGCCATTTCAATCATCCCTGGCGAACAGCCTCGATAGGACGGCGTCGGCTTCGAGTCCCGCGCTGTACCTGCGCAGGCCCATCTCGGTGGATATCAGGATCTGGATGTCGGAGTAGTTCAGCTCCATGAAGCTGTCGATGCTCCCGCCCTGACGGAGGTGGAGACCATAGGCGAAGAGGAGGGCCATCTCGCCCTCCAGCTCGCCCTTCTTGATCGCATCCTCGTACAGGGTCAGGCCGAGCTCCCTGTCTGAGAAGCCGGTGCAAAGACTTCCAAAGGGTCGTTCTCGCCCTCCATGATGTGCTCCGCGGCCGCGGACAGGTCCTTCCAGAACCTCTCTGCGGAGCCTCTGCACGCATCATCCATCCTGTCGCAGTACGCATAGAATCCCGACAGGTCCTCCAGATCGAGGGGGAACGGGGCGGAGTCCACGAACATGAGGGTCACGATGGTCTGCACGTCGCCCGCGCTGGTCTTGGAGAGGTCTATCTCCTTGTTGACTCCGATGCCCGAGATGCGTCCGATGGCGTTCTCAGCCATCCTGCGCCTCGTCAGCCTCGGTTCGCGGACCGTGACGATCCCGTTCATTCCGTACTCGGCCATATCGATCCTTATCGATCCATCCACGCTCATGCCGTTACCTCTCATCACACGGTGCGTCCGGTACCCAGATCCTCCTGTCCGTTGACTATCTCGATGGTCAGCTTCCTGCATTTCGACGAGCTCATCTGGTCGATGAGCCTGGACCCGTCTCCCTTCTGCCTTGTGAACGAGTTCATGATGACATCCTCGACTATAAAGGCGACGCTGCGGTCGGACTTGCCGATCGCGCTTTCGAACGTCTCGCCCTCGTCGCGGCATTCGGTGAACGATGCCACGGTCATCAGCGGCATGGGCCTCTTGCCCTTGCACATGAATCTGTAGACGTTCGAGGATATCTCGGTGGTCTTCGACCCTCCGCCCATGACCAGCGCCCTGTAGCGCAGGAAGTCGTTGGCGTATGCGGTCATCCCCAGCTGGATGTCCGCCTTCCCTCCGTAGTATCCGACGGAGGTGCCTCTGCATGTGGTGTAGTTGGGATTGGTTCCGATATCCAGCCCGATGGTGATGGATTCGACGTTCGCCATGTAGTTGGCGCTCTCCGCCTCTCCCTTGAACAGGCAGGAGAACTCCACGAGATGGCCGTCGTAGTCCTCGTAGAACGTGCCGTAGTCGCCCAGCTCCGTCTTCTCGTCGGAATAGAATCCCGATATGGTGACGGTCGTCCTCGCCGCACCCGAAGAGCGAGAGAATCTGATGGATTTGGCCACGCATCCCACGAGGGTGAACCTCTCGTCCTGTCCTCCGTTGACGGTGATGCCGTTGAGCGTCACCCCCTTGATGACGAAGGACGGCACCAGCGCATTGTTCCTGAGGGAGAACGTGTGCTTCCACTTCCCCGCTCCTGCGGATGCCGTGGTCACGGTATCGAATATCATCTGATACAGTGCCAGATTCTCATAGTCCATTGCGAACGACATCTCGAAGGAGCCGGAGAACTGGCCGTAATCCACGGTCTCGTAGAATTTCGACCCTGCGCCGTACAGCTCCGTGGTCGATACGGTCGGCGTCGCCTGCGCGAAGAAGTTGGGCGGAAGGTGGAACCAGCCGTCGTCGTCGGGCTCCCCGGATGCGAAGGAGGTCTCCTTCGCAACCATGAATGATTGGCGGACCCCCGTCATTCAAGGGCCTCCGTGTATCTCGTCATACCCGTCATATCCTCTGGAGGGTTTAAAAACACCGCTACCGAGGATGGGAACGTGGTATCCTGTGAGCTTGATGTCGTAGGTGTACGTGTACCAGCCGTCCGCCGAGTTGTCGGGGCGCTCGTTCGTCACCTCCAGGTACGTGTAGGGGCTGACCGCCCTCATCGCCCTGCGACGGGACTGGAGGATGGACTCGATGATCCTGGCCCATCTGAACATCAGCTCCCTCGACCTGCACGAGAGCTTGATCGCCAGCCTGGGCATCCTGTCGGCCGTGCGGAAATCGGTATCGGACACCATCCTCTGGGACGAGATGAGGTACACGAACACGCTGCCGTACCTGGAATCCATCATGAGCTTCTCGCGCTCGTAGACGAACTGCGGCCTCGGCTCCCCGGGCGTGTCGGGCCAGTCCTCCGCGAGGATGTCGCACAGGAGCTTCGCGTCGTCGCCGACGTATATCGCCGGCCGCGCCTCCGTGTCCATGACGTGGTCCATCATGCGCTCACCCGTACATGGAGAACACGGCGGAGGGCCTCTGGTATGCGCCCCAGATGTAGTTGGATTCCTCCGTCCACGTCTTTATCATGTCCTGCCTCACCATGCCGAGGTCCCCGCCCTGTCCGACCTTGATGAAGAACGGCTGGGTCTGGAGTATCTGTATCATCGTGAGAAGGACGCACAGCCTTCTGATGGCCTCGGGCGCAGGCTCCTCGCTTCCCCATCTGTAGGTCAGCCTGAGCGTGTTGTAGCGGGGCTGGAAGATATTGGCGCGGTAGAAGAGCCTCCCGCGCTCAGGGTCCACCCAGAATCTGCATTGGTTCTCCGAAGGGTCCGCATCGCTGCCCTCGAATGCGCTGACGTCGCGCCACTGGCCGGAGAAGGAGCGCACCTCCACCTTGTCCCCCTTCGCAGGGTCCAGGGGGCGCAGGTCGCGTTCGAGCTGGACGAAGTTGCCTCCGCGGAGCCAGTATTCCGTGCGCCACGTGTTCTCGTCATGCTCGTAGACGTCGATGGATACCACCCTGTCCTTGACGCGGTTCTCGCGCCAGGAACGCCTCAGACGCCTGTCTATCATCTCGCTGTTGGAGCGTATCATGCGCTCCACCTGCTCGAAGGACGGATGGCTCATATCGTCGAATGCCATCGTTTTGAAGGGGTCGTCCGGACTGGGAAGGTCCATCGCCATCGCCACGTCATCCGGCGTGCAATAGACATCCGTACCGCTTGAATCGATCATGCTTTGCAGAATGTATATCTGATTTATAAAGGATAAATGGTTTGGAAAGCCCCTCGATATATGCGCGAGGCCTCGTTCAGAGCTTCGCCCATCTTCTCGACGAGCTCTTTGAAAGCATGCTCCGTGAACATGACCTCCACCTGCTTGCGCCCTATCTCGAAACCCAGCGAATAGGTCTTGACGGCAGGGTCCGCTCTGTCCAGATGGACGCCGATGGTGATGTCCTTCGGGTTCTCACGACTCTTCTTCCACATGTCCCATTCCTCCTATGCTCAATCCGTGCTCTTCCGCCATGCGCTCCATCTCGTCCAGTATCGGGTCCAGCTCGTCCAGCAGGGCCATCGCATCCTCGACGGAACGGGGCAGGGCATAGACGCCCCCTGCGGCCCTTATCTCCTTCATGCGGCGCTTCTGGATGGGCCTCATGCTCCCGGCGGCGGTCTTGACCTCCATGCCGATGAACAGACCCCTGTAGCAGACGACCATGTCGGGGTCGCCCGGCTTTCCGAAGCTTCCCTGCGCCACGGGTGCGAAGTATGCGCCCCTCTCGGCGAGAGCCTTCTTGATATCGGACTTGATGATGCTCTCAGGCTGCCTCATGCTGCACCTTGCGTACCGAGATGTTCAGCATCTTCCCTTTCAGATCGTATGTGTCATACAGGCTCTTCGGGACGTATATGCACTGGGAGCCGCCGCGGTTGGCGACCGTCTTCCTGCCGATCTGCAGCACCTCGTCGCTGTCGCGGACTATCAGGATCACATCGACCAGGTCTCCCTCATCCATGTCCCACAGCTTGGGGATGGACAGATACGGAGTTCCGTTCGTGGCGAGGTGCAGACAGTTGGTCAGAAGATACTCGTTGGTCATCCTATCACACCGTTGGAGGGGCCGAAGCCCCTCGGTTTCACTCGGAGGCCTCCTCCGAAGGCTCCTCGGCGCCCGAGACGTCCTCTTCGGTAGGCTCGTAGAACTGCTCGATGTCGGCGAAGCTCTCCACGATGTCTCTGGGGACGGGCTCGTACTTCCAGATCTTGGCTCTGGTCTTGTCGTTGTAGGTCTCCAGCTTGACGTCCGCGAGGACGACTCCTCCGACTATGCTCTCGGGATTGGGGATGCCGATATTGGTTCCGCTGAGGGCCTTTCCGAGGGATGCCACGACCCCCATCTGCTTCACGTTGGTGAGCTTCGGCGGGAAGGAATCGTCGTCCTTCGCGCTGAAGAAGTACATCTGGGAGAAGTCCGCGTTGTTGGAGAGGGACGTGAATCCGATCTTGTATCTCGCGTTGTTCTCGTCGTAGGATGCGGAGGTGATCTTGAGGTACTGGTATCCCTCCTCGGGCGGGATGTAGTCCCCCGCGACGGATACGTTGATTCCGCTGAGCGCCCATGTCTTGTTCTCGAATGCCATTTCATTCACTCCTTGTGTTCTTTTCCATCGGTAAAGGGTTTTCAGTCTCTCCTCTTGAGCCTGAATGTGCTCACGGATGTGACCTTCATGTATTTGTCCACATCGATTCCCGCTTCCTTGAGAAGACCCTTGTCCAGAGTCTTCCTCTCGGATACGGAGAGCGAAGCGGTGCATCCCTCTCCTGCGAGAGAGGACACCTTGTGGTATCCCATCCAGTCCTTGAGCTGGGCCTGCAGGGATTCCTTCGCGGCCGTCAGGTCCGCGTGCTCCAGCTCGGCCACGGCCAGCTTCCTGTCGATGTCTGCCAGCTCCTCCAGACGGGCGCGGGTCTCATCGATGGATTCGACCAGTCCCGCCAGATGCTCGTAGAGCTCCCTGTCGCCGTCGTTGGACGGGTCGTAGGGAGGAGTGACGTTGCCGAGCACGTATTCGGCGTACCATGCCCTCACGCGCTCCATCCCTTCCGCCACCTGCTCCCTGTCGATGGGCATCTCGAACAGCGCCGACGTCTGCGTGCTGGGCACCCAGCACTGCGGGTTGGCGTATGCGTTCCTATCGACCAGTCCGAGTCCGACGAAGGCCTTGTCCTTCTGCGTCAGGAACTCGTTGTACAGTGCGACCTGCCAGTAGTAATACTCCGGCACTCCCGCATGCTCCTTGCCCGTCCATGCTCCGACGTTCCCGGACGTCTTGATCTCGAGGATGTACTCGTCGGAGGAGCCGTCCTCCGCCTTGCGCATCACGATGCCGTCCACGTGTCCTGCGAAGACATCGTCCTCGAAGTCGGACTCCCACGAGTCGTGGTCGCCCTCGCGCTTCTCGAAGACCTTCTCCGCAGGCAGGAACAGGCCCTGCTCGGGATACGTTCTGCCCAGGTAGTCGATTATCACAGGTTCGAGGGCCTTTCCCGTCTCGATGGCGGGCTTCCCATCCAGGTCCTCTCTTCCCAGCCCCAGCATGGAGCAGGCCGCCTGGAACGGCGTGGACCACGGAGACAGTCCCAGAACCGCGGCCATGGCGGTTCCAGTGACCTTGTTGTGCACGGATCCGTCGGTGCGGATGACTCCGTTCTCGACGGTGTATGCGCACTTGGGCGCACTGTACCTGCGGGCCATCACGCCACCTTCTCGAAGTCGGCGATGAAGTCCACTGCATCGGACTGCGTGGATACGGACGCCCTCGCCTCGGACATGGCGTTGTACCTCTCGGCGCCGACCTTGCCCTCGCGGGCCGCCTCCGCCCAGCTGTCGCAGATCTTCTTCATGGTCGCCTCCTGGATGAGCGTCGGCTTCTTCCCATCCGCCTTCGCTTTCGGCGCAGGAGCGGCCGCCTTGGGGGCCTCTGGAGCCTTCGGAGCCTTCACAGCGGGCTTGACGCCCCCGTCCAGCACCTTGGACTTCATCTCGACGGCCTCTGTGAGCGTAGGCCTTGCAGGGAAGCCGTCCGAGGACTCGTCGCTCTCGGTCATATTGGGGTCGAACCCCTCTCCGAGCATGAACGTTCCGGACAGCCAGCCCTTCAGAGCATAGGTTCCCGCCTTGGACAGGGCCTTGTCGCCCGAATCCCCGGCCTCTCCGGGGACGCGGTACCTGATGTATGCTCCCGTGTCGATGTCCACGACATCGATGACCAGCATCAGGGTGACATGCTGGCTCATGTTCCCGATGGCTCCGCGGAACGCGATATCCTCGTAGCAGGGAACGACCTCCAGTCCGGCCTTGGCGAAGGCAGGGTTCAGGAGGGACTTCATCCTGTCCACGGACAGGTACGGGTACCATTTGCTCCTGTCGGAGCCGATCTTCATGACCTTGTCGGGGGTCCAGTCCATGGTAAGGGTCATTCCCCTTATCTGGTTGAGCTTCCTGAGCACTCCGACGGGATACGGGCCGCTCTCGGCGGGCGTCTCCTCGACGCATTCCTCGATGGCCTCTTCGATATTCTCCATATTCTCTTCAGTCTGTGCTTCTTCTTCGATTTTCTTCGCTTTCTTCTTCGCAATCGCTTCTTCAGGCATCTTTCTCACCTCGCTTCTTGCAAATCCTTGTATGCACACTGTGTATATATACATTTCTACAATGTATTCATCACGAACCCAGAGAATACTCTCTGAGCATCTCCGCAGTGACGTCCACGCCGTTCAGAACGCTCTTCCAGACCTTGTCCTCGACCGTTCCCGGCGTCGTCAGGCACAGATATCTGCATTTCTCGGTCTGTCCCTTTCTGTATATGCGCGCACGGGACTGCGCCAGCTCCAATGAGCTCAGAGTCGGCTCGTACATGACCATCGTATGGCTTGCGAACAGGTCCAGACCTGCTCCTCCTGCCAGATACTGGGCCACGATGACCGTCGCATCGCCTTTCTGGAACTTCACGGACGTGTCTTCGGTGCGTCTTCCGTCGAAAATGACCGTTTTGCGACCGATCTTGCGTGCGATCTCGGCGCATCTGTCCACAGAAGGCGTATATCTGCAGAAGATGACCACTTTATCGTCGGTTCCGAGCAGGATATCCTCCAGAGCCTCGTCCTTGGACGTCTTGAGCTGCAGGATGCGGCCGTCATCGTCCCTCAGATGGCCCGAACAGACCTGAAGGAGCTTCCCGAAGGTCGAACCTCCCGTCTGAGGGTCTATATTGTAGGCATCGAGGCACATCTCGCGCACATCCTTGTACACCTTCTTCTCCGCAAGAGGGCAGGCGATGTCCGTATCGGTGAATCCGGGCATGTCCACGCAGTCTTCGAGCCTTGCGAAGATGCCGTGGGCCTGTATGAGCTCCTCGCAGGCCCTCTCGTTGTACGAATCGGGCTTGAACCACTTGTCCAGAGAGGCCACGTACCGCCCGCAGAAAGCCGTCCAGCTCGGCCAGATGTCCGGTTCGAGGAATCTCATCTGTCCGTAGAGCTTCTGCCAGTCCTTCCCCCCGCCTTTGGCCGAGCCGGAGACAGGAGTTCCAGTCAGAATGTACCTGTAACGCGCTTTTCCGGCCAATTCAAGGCATACCTGCGTCTGTCCGCTCGAATGTCCGCCCAGGAAATGGGCCTCGTCGAGGATTATCGCGTCCCATTCGCGGTCGAATTCGGCCTTCGGATGGTATATCGTGCTCTTGCATTCGCGTCCGCCGCGCTTGAATACGCGCACTTCGCGGTCTCCGAGGGTCCTGCGGTACGAGACTATGGTCGTGCGGGCCTTCAGAGCCTCCACATCGGCCTCCGTGACGCCCTCGAAGCGCATCATTCCGTCGATGGAGGACGCCCAGTTGTTCGTGAGCGATGCAGGACAGACGATGAGGGCGTTCCCCACCCTTCCATCGCGCATCGCCGATATCAGCCATGTCAGCGCGATGGCGGTCTTCCCCGTTCCGGCCTCGTAGTAGATGGCCAGATGGTCCATCGCGCCCATGCACCCCAGCGCATAGCGCTGATGCTTCATCAGTTCGAGCTTCTCCGCCATGTCCTCTCCGAGATAGGATGCAAGATAGATATATATAGGTACTCTCGGATGATGCACCATGGATGCGAAACGCCTCAGAATAGGAATGGTGGATGTCGATCTGATGTCCAGCGGGACCAGATTCCCCAATCTGGCCCAGATGAAGATGAGCGCATACTGCAGGAGCAGAGGCTGCGACGTCGTATCGCTCTACAAAGCCGCCGATCTCGACGATCTGGATACGTTCGATGCCGTGCTGGTGTCGAAGGTCTTCACATTCTCCGAGGTCCCCGAGAAGCTTGCGAAGGCGATGGGGACGGACCTCAGGGCGCTGAATCTGGATATCCGCGAGGTCGTCGATGCGCTGCCGTCGGAGAAGACGGTGTACGCCATCGGAGGGACGGGATTCTTCGAGGACGGCGGAAGGCGCCTGTGCGACGAGATAGAGCACATCATGCCCGACTATCATCTGTACGATGCGTATGTGGCGGATATGCAGGCGCAGGGGAAGAGCAGGGCGCTCACGCTGTGCTACACCGATTTCTCCATAGGGTTCACCTCCAGAGGATGCTTCAGAGGATGCGACTTCTGCGTGAACAGGTTCCACGACCGTCGCGCAGTCAGGCATTCGCCCGTGTCGGAGTTCCTCGACCCGAGCAGGAAGTACATCACCTGCCAGGATGACAACATCCTCGGATGCAAGGACTGGGAGGCGGTCATGGACGAGCTGGAAGCCACCGGGAAGCCGTTCCATTTCAAGCAGGGCATGGACATCCGCCTGATGTCCGATAAGAAGGCATCCCGTCTGGCATCGTGCAAGTACTACGGAGACTATACGTTCGCATTCGACCGCGTGGACGACTTCGAGCTGATATACAGGAAGCTGAAGCTCTGGAGATCGTATACGGACAGGAGCACGAAGCTCTACCTGATATGCGCATTCGACCCTGTGGACGAGACGCCTGCGAAGCCGGAGAGGCCCATGGGCGCCCACGTGATGGCGATGAGGAGCCTGCCCGACCGCAGGTCGAAGGACCAGCTGGATCTGGAGTTCCTGTTCGAGCGCATCCGCGTGTGCATGAGCTTGGAGTGCCTTCCGTATGTCATGAGGTTCGAGGCGTACAAGGACAGCGAGTACAGGGACCTGTACGTGCAGCTGGCCAGATGGTGCAACCAGCCCTCCATCTTCAAGAAGAAGTCGTTCAGAGAGTTCTGCATAGCCAACCAGGAGTATGCGAAATCCGACAAGCCGTGCGCCACGATGAAGGCAATGATGCACTTCGAAAGCGACCGCCCCGACCTCGCCGAGAGATACTTCGATATGAAGTTCGGAGAGCCGGAGACGCTGAGGAAAGGAGTTTGGGAGCTGGACCTCGGTCCAGCACCTTGACCTTGCAGCCCAGGCTCGTGACGGTGTTCTCCACCTCGGACGCATCGATGCCTTCGGGGACTATCACCAGGAGCCTGCACTCGTCGCAGGAGGCTTCGGAAGGAGCCTCGGAAAGCTCTTCTCCTCCGTCTCCGTCCCATACGGGGATGTCCTCCATGTCGGGCAGGGGCTCGAAGCCGAAGTTCTCCCATTCCACATCGAGCTTGTCCATCTCTTCTCTGAGCTTGTCCTGATCCCACCAGCTCTGTTCATTTATTTTATTATCTATCAATCTGAACGCATCCGCCTGCTTCTTCGTCAGGTCCGATGCGCAGATGGTCGGAACCTCCTTCAGCCCGAGCTCCAGCGCCGCCTTGATGCGGGTATGCCCCGCGATGATGATTCCGTCGGAATCCACCACTACGGGGATGAGGAAGCCGAACTCCGAGATGGAGTTCATCAGATACGGCACGGTGTTGTCGTTCTCACGCGGGTTGTTCTCATAGGGCGTGAGCTTCCTCGGGTCCATATAGACTATCTTCAGCTTCGTCATCTCTTTTCCTCCTCGCCATCCTGCTCTTCCGACTCGAATACAGGCTTCTGGCCGTATGCCTCCATGACTCTGTCCACCATATACCTCTTGTCCTCATCCACCTTGTCGCGCAGCTCGTCGTTCGGCACGAGTTGCCCGTCATCATCCGTCGTGTAGAAGTACCCTCTCAGGATAGGCATGATCCTGTCGTTCAACAGATTGCGATCCACGTCTTTCAGCCAGCTCAGGTCCGCATCGTCATCTTCAGGGTCGAGATGCACGAGTATCTTCTCCAAGGCATCCCACCTCTTACCGGGATCATTTGCCCCAGCTACCTCGCCCATCACGCCGATCATTCTGTCCTGATTCCACAGATCCTTTCCTGTTTCGGGAGCAGGCTCGGGTTCCGATTCCTCTTTCGCAGGCTTCGTGCCGAAGACGGGTTCGAGGCCGTACTTGGCCATGAGGTCATCCACCTTTCCCTTGTTGATATCGCCTTTCTCGCCTCTGAAAGCATTGAGCCTGTTCAGAGTTCTGTTGAGTCTGTATCCTCCCCCTTTAGTCGTCACATAGAACATGGATCTCAACGATTTCGCATAGTTCCTGGCATCTGTATCGTTCTTGTCCGCGGCGTCGAGCCAGCTTACCAGCCTCGCAGCCCCATTCCATTTGCTGTCGAGACCCTTGAGCTTGCCGAGAGTCTTCACCTCCTCTTTCGGATCGATAGGCTTGACGTTCTTATGGGCATTCTCACGGTTCGCTTCCCTCTCCGCATTCTCGCGCTTATTCTCCGCTTCGCCATATTCTTCCCTCTTGCCGACAGCATGCATGACAGCATCGAATTCGCCCAATTTGTTTCCGAATCCGTTGGGGTCGTTTGCCAGAACCGCTTTGAGCGTATTGTATGAGTTCCTGATAATGGCCATCTTTCTCAACAGATTCTTCTGGCCCTCGTCTTCATCGGACAAACCTGCTTTCTGCCCATCCCTATATTGTTTTTCGAAGCTCAGATAATTGTTTCTGAATCCGTTGTAGGGATCCAGGAACATATCCGCGATGGAATCCACTGCATTCGCATACTCGGTATCTTTTTTTCCCTTCTTCTGCACCCGAGCCAGGGTCTGAAGACTGGTGGCGGCGTTCTTCATGAATTCCTCCAGGCCGGCATACGTCTCTACCTTTCCTTTCTCACGGTCCTCGCGCCCGCCTTTCCATCTCATGATGCTGTCGCGCAGAACGGCATAGGCATTCTCGACATCCTTATCCATAGGAGGCTTCCCATTCGAGTCGTCTTTCATGTCGTTCTTCGTCTTCTCGACTTCTTCGAGCGATACGCCCTTGGCTTTCGCCTGTGCCTTCGCCTGATCTATGAAATCATTGATTTTTTGATCCATCTTTTTGCGATAGATGCTCATTGTGGGATCAGCCACGAATGCGCGATACATCGCAACAAGATCGGTCTCGGTTCCAGGGTCATTGCGGTACGCTTCAGTGGCTGCATAGAGCGCAGCCAGCTTCGCAGCCTTATTTCCTGTGTCAGGCCAGACGATGGGGACACTCTTCTGCTCATCGCCTTTTTTCTGATCATCATCGGCGTCCCTGCCTCTGCCCTGCTCCCCGTCTCCGCTTTCTCCGGACCTCTTGAGCTCATGGAATGCATTGTTGCCGAGTGCTCTGCCGATATCGTCCAGATTCTTCTTCTGCGTATCGCTCAGGGCGTCCGTATCGACTCCTTCGCCTTTCACATACTCATACAATGCATCACGGGCCGTATTCATAGCATCGTTGAGATTCATGTCCGTAGTGACTTTTCCGATGACATTCATATCGATATCATCTGGATTCAAACCTATGCTCCTGAAATAGCCCTTGATAGCAGCACTGTCGCCGAGATTCAGGCTTCCGCGCGAATCCAGCTTCGAGGGGTCGAATGCAGGCGTCTCGGGAGACGTGTTCATATCCGTTTCAGGAGGCGCTATCCCGTCCATATCGTCCGCATCTCTATCTGCATCGCCTGTCCTTCCAACCCCAATCTTCTGCTTCGCATTCAGGAACCGATTGATGCGTGCGACCAGAGCCTGCCGCGTATCTATATCGAAACCTGCTTTTTCAATCACATTCATGTTCAGGGCCAGTTTGCCCTTCTTGTTGACTGTGATGAACCTCAGACTGTCCAGACTCTGACGCGCAAAATCGGGATCGGCGAAGAAATCCTCATTGACCTTCCCGTCCTCTCCCAACAATTTGCCCATCAGGGTCTTCTTCCTTTCTTCCGGACTCTTCCCTATGATGGATCTTATATTCTGCATACGCAGAAGAAGACCTCTCTTGAATTCAGGAGACATATCCTTTTCATGGGCCTTATAGAAGCTGGCAAGATTGGAATAGCGAGTATTGGCCGCACCCTGCTGTTTCGGAACGGACATGTCCTTCTCATTGAATCCGTTGCTCAGGATAAGATCGTCATCGGCATCGGTCAATCTATTCCCATCAAGTCCGAGGATGCCATATCTTCTCTCCAATATCTTCCTCTTCGCGGGAAGCCTTCCGCGTGCATCCCATCTCTTCTGATAGCCAGTTCCCTTATCTGTTGTTTCATCATCGGTATCGTCAAGAGAGGCACCCTGCTCATCTACAGGTTGCTCTGTCTCACCTTCGGCATCATCAAGAGGGATTTCATCCGCGTCGCCCTGCCTGCCTCCTCCGCCCAGTCCTGCTCCCTCGCCTTCAGGAGCCTTGCGCTCGTACAGCTCTCCCTTGTATGCGCCCTTGCCGTCGATCTCGACCCATCTCTTCCCACCCTCCTTTCCGCGGAGCGCCACGAAGCGGAGTCTGCCGTCCTCGCCGAGCAGAGGTTTGCCGTTCGCATCCACGACGACCTTGGCCGGAGTGGGATTCCCGTTCCTGTCGTACACGGTCGCATTGCCCACATCCAGCGGTCTGCTCTCGTCGTACCCGCTCATATCGGCGACATCGGGAGTACCGTCCGCCGGAGGAGTCTTCTTCCTCTGCCTCTGACGTCTGGGATTAACCTGCCTTCCGCCCTGCCCGCCGGGCGGAGGGAGGGGCGCCCCGCCGCCGTCCTGCC